CAACCTAGCTCGTATGTTTTTGAAACTCTGCGAAAGATATGCTACTCGAGGCAACGTTCGTGGTTATACCTATAACGATGAAATGAAAGGTCAAGCTATTCTTCAACTAACTCAAATAGGACTACAATTCGATGAGAGCAAATCTGATAATCCTTTTGCTTACTATACTGCTGCTGTCACTAATTCATTCGTTAGAATTATCAACATTGAGAAGCGCAATCAAAACATTCGAGACGACATTCTTGAAATGAACGGAATGAACCCAAGTTGGACTCGTCAAAATTCCGGTGGTGGCGGAGCACCATCTGCACCGGTTACTATTGATACGTCGGATTGGGATTGACATTTTCTCTTAATAAAGTTATTATAATTCTATGAATCTATTCAAAAAAGCGGCCTGTTTTACAGATATACATTTTGGTTTAAAGAGCGGTAGTAGAACACATAACATCGACTGCGAAGAGTTTGTCAAATGGTTCTGCGAAACTGCTAGAAAAGAGGGTGCAGAAACCTGTATCTTCTTAGGTGACTGGCATCATAATCGCTCAACCACAGATGTTAGCACAATGAATTATACATTGTCTAATCTAGAACATCTAAGTCAAAACTTTGAACGTGTGTATTTCATACTAGGCAATCACGATCTATTCTATAAAGACAAGCGTGAGATTAACTCTGTTGAATTTATGCGCCTGTTTCCTAATGTGGTCCCTATCAGAGACATTTTTACAGAAGGTGATGTAACTATCATGCCTTGGCTTGTCGGGGACGAGTGGCAGAAAGTTCCTAAGATCAAAAGCAGATACATCTTTGGTCATTTAGAATTACCGCATTTTTATATGAATGCCATGGTGCAGATGCCGGATCACGGGCAATTACAGGATGGACATTTTGTTAATCAAGAATACGTGTTCACTGGTCACTTCCATAAACGTCAGCACAAAGGTAAAGTCGTTTATATCGGCAATGCTTTTCCGCACAACTATGCGGATGCCGGAGACGACGAGCGTGGTATGATGCTGTTAGAGTGGGGTGGGAAACCTGAGTATAAAACTTGGCCCGCTCAACCGATATATAGAACATACAAACTTAGTCAGATCATCGACGCACCGGATAAGTTACTGCGTGAAAAGATGCATTGCCGCGTAACTATCGACCTTCCTATTTCTTTTGAAGAAGCTAATTTCATTAGAGATACATTTATTCCTCAATACAATCTACGAGAATTGATGTTAATTCCCGAAAAAGTAGAAGTTGAAAGTGCTTCAGTGCCTATCGATATTAAATTTGAATCAGTTGATACTATCGTCATGAATCAAATCAATGCTATTGAAAGCGAGACCTACGATAAAGCACTGCTAATGGAGATTTATAAAGAACTATGATTAAGATTAAAAATCTTACTGTAAGAAATTTCATGAGCGTGGGTAATCAAACCCAGGCCATCGACTTTGACCGTGGGCAATTAACTTTGGTTTTAGGTGAAAATTTAGATCTAGGAGGTGATGACTCGGGCGCCAGAAATGGCACAGGCAAAACTACAATCATCAACGGACTAAGTTATGCAATCTACGGTCAAGCCTTAACTAACATCAAGCGTGATAATCTTATCAATAAGATTAACGGCAAAGGGATGTTAGCAACTGTGACATTTGAAAAAAATGGCATAGAGTATCACATCGAGCGGGGTCGTAAACCTAACTTACTAAAGTTTAGTATCAACGGACAAGAACAAGAATTACAAGATCTAGACGAAAGCCAGGGCGATTCTAGAGAAACACAGAAATCTATTGAAGATGTTATAGAAATGAGCCACGAAATGTTCAAGCATCTTGTGGCGTTGAACACATACACCGAACCGTTCTTATCAATGAAAGCAGCTGATCAGCGTAGCATCATTGAACAATTATTGGGGATTACACAGTTATCCGAAAAAGCAGAAACATTAAAAGAACAGATCAAGGCAACTAAAGATTCTATAGTTGCGGAAAATACTAAAATTGAAACTATCAAGGCTAGTAACGAGCGTATTCAACAGAGCATTGAAAGCCTAGAAAGAAAACAAAGGCTTTGGAACGACACAAAAGAAAAAAGTATCGAAACTATATTAAAAAGTATTGATCATCTAAGCGATATCGACATAGAACAAGAAATAGTTAATCAAAGAGCTCTAGTTGAATGGACTAAAAACAAAAAAGAAAGAGATGGCCTATTAAGTTTGATTGCAAAACAAACTGCTACTATCGATAAAGAGCAGAAAGTTTTTGATAAGCTGACAAAAGAGCTGGCGTCCTTAGCTGATCATAAGTGTCATAGCTGCGGACAGGATCTGCATGACGAGAAACATAATGTCATGGTTGAATCTAAGAACAAACAGGTCAACGAAAGCCGAGAGTCTCTCAAAGAACATCAGTCAGAACTAGCAGATCTCAACGAAGCACTATTACTGTTAGGCGATCCTACTGATTGTCCTAAGGTAATTTACGACAATTTAGAAGAAGCATTAAATCATAAAAACACCATAGACGGATTAAACAAAGATCTAGAGCTTAAGAAAGCTGAAGAAAATCCCTATGACGAACAGATCGAAGAATTAAAGAATACTGCTCTACAAGAAGTTAACTGGGATCATGTTAACGATCTAACTAAGGTTAAAGATCATCAGGAGTTCTTACATAAACTACTGACTAACAAAGACTCGTTTGTTCGTAAACGCATCATAGATCAAAACCTAGCATTCTTAAATCAACGGTTAACCTACTATCTCGACAAGATTGGCTTACCACACATCGTAGAATTTCAAAACGATCTGTCTGTGATCATCACACAGCTTGGTCAAGATCTAGACTTTGATAACCTAAGCCGTGGAGAGCGCAATAGATTGATTCTTTCTCTAAGCTGGGCATTCCGTGATGTATGGGAAAACTTGTATCGTCCGATCAATTTATTGTTTATCGATGAATTAGTAGACTCAGGCATGGATGCCAGCGGTGTTGAAAGTTCAATCGCTGTGTTAAAGCGTATGACCAGAGAAAGACAGAAGAATGTATTCTTGATTTCTCACAAAGACGAACTAATGAATCGTGTAAACCACGTATTAAAAGTGATTAAAGAAAATGGGTTTACTAGTTATTCAACTGATATCGAAATATTAGAATGAGCACAGACTCTCATGATAAGATGATCGAAGCGTTTCAGCAATATTTTAAATGGCAGGAACGCTTCGAATACAAAGGCTCTGATGAAGCAGGTATAAAGGCACGGTATTGGCTATCAGAAATACGCAATGAGGCATCAAAAAGGCGAGTAGAAATACAGGAAAAACGAGAGGCTCGTAAATTAGCCAGAAAAGGCAAGCTAGGTCGACCGCCAAAACTAACTAAGTGAGTGCAGTGGACTTATCAAAATCAAATAATAGAAGACATACCAGAAGGCTACATTGGCTTTGTTTATCTCATCACCAATACACAGACCGGACAAAAATACATAGGCAAGAAACTAGCACAGTTTAAACGCACGAAACCACCACTCAAAGGCAAAAAACTTAAAAGAAGAAGCACAGTAGAAAGCGATTGGCGCGATTACTTTGGTTCATCTGATAGGTTAAACGCAGACGTCCAAGCACTAGGTCCGGAAAAATTCACAAGAGAAATACTTTATCTTTGCAAATCCAAGGCAGAAATGTCATATTTAGAGGCTAGAGAGCAGTTTGAACGCAGGGTTTTAGAGTCAGATGACTATTATAATGGCATTATAAACGTCAGAGTTGGCGGTTCAAACATACTAAGACAGCGTCTAGAAGAACATAAAAAGGCAAAATAAAAGCGGTTTTTTGGCTAGCGCAGGCCTAATTTCGTGCGCTCTAAACCTGGTCAATCGTGGTCACAGGGACGGAAAACCTTGCCGCAGAGGTGCTCAACTACTACCCATTTATGGATGAAGATCGCTTAAAACCTGCGATTTAGTTGTTTGAAAAGGATTTGTAAAGGTAAAATGAGGGGAGAAAAACCCCACGTCTATGCAAGTGATAGCAGATTTGTATAGGCCGCCGTTGTATAAAGACGGAGCTCGTGGTATCGGACAACCGCCACTGTAATGCTCTACTGCTGCGTGACATGATTCGACTCGGATAATGTTTTTTCTTTGCCCGGCAACGGGCAAAGTGTGACTGAAACGATCTGGATAATGCTAAACTTTCCGCTTCGCGGAAAAAAATTATTTCATGCATCTATGAAATAATTAAAAGAAAAGGAAAAATGCGCTGAGCGCAAGCGAAAGCGCAAAAGAGCTTTAGCTCTTTCCTCCGATAAATAAACTATAATTCTTTGGATTAATGACTAAATGCGAATTACTCAAGTTCAAAACTCTTATCTCTACGAAGGCTTAGATCGCTCAACATCAAATTCTATGATGTTATGGGAAAGTGCGGGTTTTAAATTACGTGAAGCAGCACTGACAGCTGATCAAATACAACAGATATTCCAATCCGTAGAGCAGGGTGCTACTGATGCTGGAGGTAATCGCACATTACTGGGCAAAGGCAAAGATGCTGCTGAAGCTGTAAACAAAGCCTGGGAAGATCTAAAGACAAAAATTCAAAACTCTGGTCCTATCAAAGCCGTTGACAACAAGTATGACGAAGTAGTGGCTA